TTAAATCAGTTAGCGGATACAGGAGACATCACCACAATGACCAAAAGAATCAACGGTGGCAATATTGGATTGGAAGAAAGAATTAAACATTACAATCACGCATTAGAAGTGCTTACAGCATAATTAAAATTAGGTAAGTAATAGTCATGAATGAAGAATTAAAAAAAATAGCCAAACAAGCATTTGCTGATACTTTTCTATTCTATTTACAAGCTCATTATTACCATTGGAATGTAGAAGGTCGACATTTTGAACAAGATCATAAATTATTTGAATTAATATACGAAGACGTGCAAGAAGCTATTGATACATTTGCAGAACATCTTAGAGCTATAGATACCTATGCTCCAGGAATATTTGGTCGTATATCTGAATTATCAACAATTAAACAAGAAGAATTAATTCCTACATCAGAACAGATGTATAGTAATTTAATTGAAAATAATGAAAAAGTTTTAAAAAGTTTAGATGCAACATTTGATATATTAGAAAAAAATCACATGCACGGATTTAGTAATTTCGTTGCTGACCGTATGGATAAACATAACAAACATCAATGGATGCTAAAAAGCACTATTAAAAAATAATGAAAATAAAAGAGATATTAGAGCATATAGTTAAGGTTAAAGGCGGATATAGATTGGTATCTAAAAAAACTGGTAAAAATTTAGGTACATATCCCACTCAAGCAGGCGCTAAAAAAAGAGAACGTCAAGTACAGTATTTCAAACATCGAGGTTAATTCAAATAACTAAGAATATGAAACAAGTCATATTTCTTGGATTCTTTTGTCAAGTTTATAAAAAAAATCCTATAGCACAAATCTATATCGGTGATTACATGGTCGACGAAATAGAAATACCTGAATATTACACTGATAATTTTATCAAAGACAATAAATTGTATTATTTTAATAAACCAATTACAGCATTTTCTCCCGGAGCAACTTATACCACTGATGAAAATAATCCTAAAAAAATTAAAATTAATCATCCTAAAATTTTTGCATTGGTCATCGATGATCCTCATTTACAATCTTCTAATGGTATTTTACGAATAAAAATTAAAAATTCAGACTCAAATTATACCAACGGTTTTATATCTCAATCTACTCTATTATTTTTAGATATATTTTATATATTTCCTTATGCATTTTTTGAAAATTCTTCAGAACAATTAGAAAAATACATAGATAAATTTTCATCAAAATCTATTAACAATAGTAAACTATTATGGCCTTCTAATTTTCAAAGTTATTTTATGCTTGTTAACAACAAAAAAGAGAAAAAAACTCCCTTTGTGTTTGGTGGAGATTGCGAATTAGAAATAGAATTAAAAAAGAAATATCATATATGGCTACCAAAAAATTTAAAAACATTAGGGTATATCATTCCTAATAAGTTTTTTATAAAAGATTTTGTTAATGATTTTTCTAATAAATACAACCAACAACAGAGCACAAAATGAAGATTAAAGAAATACTGATCAGAGAACAAGCCACAGCAGGTGCAACATCTGCGGGTAATATTGCTACCGTGGTTAATCCTAACATTGCTATAGGCAAAGATAGGGGCAATAAAAGTTATACAGGAACCCCAGGAAGATCTGGTACCAAAGCACCAAAAACACCAAAAGTAGTGCAACCCAAAAATGCCGATGGTACCGCTAAAGGTGCCCATGAAATATCTGGTGTTAGTCTATTTGGTGGGCCTGCAATAAAGAGATAATGAAACCCAAAGAAAAAAAATATTGCATTATTTGTGGCGGTTTGTCACACTGTAAGAAAAAATTGACTCGAAAAGAAGTAGAATTAATAGGCGATAAAGTCTCCAGAGAATGGTACATAGAAGTATGCAGGAATTGCTCCTGCGACAAGTGCGATAAAAATAGCTAAATATTAGCATGATTATCAAAGAAATTTCACACGTGGTAAGTCCGGGCACATACGACGCACAGATGGCACGATCTCAATGCTACAGAATAGCAAAACATGCAATGAAAATATATCCTCTTTTGCGTGATGATCAAGATGTGGAAGCATGGATAGGCAAAAAAATTAATCTTGCCAGTGCTTACGTAGAAGCAGTTTATGATTATCAAATGACTGATAAAAAGGGTTTGAACGATGATGTGGGAGAAGGACACATGCACCGCAGCGAGTTATATCAAATTGCCAAAGAATCAATCGAACTATTAGAAATGATACAACCGGGTGACAAGATCGAGGGCTGGGTACAAAAATACATTAATCTAGCAAGTGATTATCTAATTGCTGTTTATCATTATCTAGATTATCAAAAACAAAATCCCTACAGAGAAGAATTAGAGCCAGAAAAATTAACACATCATTCATCGGTTATACAAAAAAATCTAGATGAGATATTAAAGAAAAAAACGAGAACCAATGACATCGATACCAAACCTGGCATGATGAGAATATTAAAGAAAAGAGTACACGAAGTAGAAAAAGAACATGCCAAAGAAAATAGAAAAACCAATGAGGCAGCATTGGATGAAGGACTTAAGGATTGGTTACAACGAATCGCTGCTGCCGGCATCATCGTAGGAAGCGTAGCAGGCATCGGATCAATCAATAGTGCCATGGACAATAGCATTCCGGCCATCCAGGCCATGAACAAGGCTCTAGATGTTGCCAATCAAAAAGGTGACAAACAAACAGCACAGATGATCAAACACGATATTGATGTGGCCAAAATAAGTTTAGATTCAGGCAAAGATTTAAACACTGTTCGACAACTACAAGACAAATATGTAAAATTTATGCCAGCAGATTATAAACCTTCCACTCCTGCTGTGAAATTTAAAGAATCATTTAAAGACCGTATAATGAAGAAGATTACACAACCCATAAAAGATTATAACAAAGAGAAAGAGCAAGAACCAAAGAAATACGAGTCTAAACTAGCAGAAAAACTTGCAAATTCGCTTAAATAATAATATATTATTATAATTAAGGTTAAAATAAATAATCAGTATGTCACGTAAATCTAACATCGATAACAGTTTTGCAGATCTTGTTAAAAGGCTTAACGAAATGAGCAACACCACTCCGGAGCAAGAGAGACAATCTCTCATGGAAGTTGCCAGACAAGAACCAAGAATATTAGACGACAGACAGATTACCCTAGCTGATATCGCTAAATTAGCCGGCATTAAAGAATTCAAAGAACCAACCAAAATCTCTCCAAAAGCAGAGAAGTTGATCGAATCTATCACAGGCGAAAAGAGTGATATTACTCGAGCGATAGAAGAATCGGACAAAACACTTTCGGGCAAGATTATCAAAGAAGCAAAAAAAATCAGCAACAGACTGGATAGGATCGCAGAATTAGAAGCACAATTGGCAGGATTAAAAGCAGAGCAGAAAGAAGAGCAAACACATGACACAGATTCATTCAGAGAGGTATTATCAAAAGATATTCAAGAATATATTAAAACAGCAACAGAGGCAGAACTGGTCGAACTTTATAACAACATCTCAGACAATGAAGCAATTCACAATGAAGAATCAAAACACATTTTGGTCAAAACTCCAGAAACTAAAGCGATCATAGCCGACGCTGAAAAAGCAGAGGAAGCCGCAATGCAAGAAAAAGAGAAAGACAAAGAAGAAAAAACCAAAGAAAAAATGGTACAGGAGAAATCAAAAGAAGAACCCGAACAGGACGAATTAAAAGATGATATGTGTCCAGTATGCGGTAAAAAACCCTGTGTTTGCGAAGCATCTGGATTCCAAGGACAACAAGAAGCAAGACAATTTGATATAAGATTAGCAGGAGACTTTGATCAAGAGCGAGGAACAGATCAACACACCGCTGATATGGTAAAAGCTCTTTTAACAAAATCTGGTATACAGGCAGAAGTGGAGCCCAGCGAAGCTGATTACTCATCTGTTACTGTTCACACAATGTCTCAACCTGACGCAGTCATTCAAGCATTAGGCAACGTAGTGGACGAGAGCCTTAGATACACAGACGAATTATCAGAAAATATGGATGAAGCAGGCTCTAGACTTCCTTCCAGCATGGCGAAGACCAAAGCCAAATTGGATAGAATGACGCCAGATGAGATCAGAGCATTCTTTAAGAACAGAGAAGATTTTGCTAAACAGGCCAGTGGCGGAACTATTCGTCCAGGTTATTCTGCCAAAGAACTAGCACAGGGTCAAGAATTTAGATACGGCAGAGAGTTTGCTAAAGGTCGTCCTTATTCCAAACATTTCGAAAATACAGAATTAAAAAAATAGTTAAATATTGGTGTATGAAATTAACACCAAGCAACAATCAATTTAATCCTAATCCATATTTCAATAAACCTATTGAACAAGATTTTGTTCCCTCTATCGACCAAACAGAATTATTCGATCAAAACGGATACGATCTTACTCCATTAGAAAGACTTTATGCAGAGGCAAACGGACACTTAGGGCGTTGGCATCGTCCTAATCATTATGCTCTAAAATACGATTGGTTAATTGATAATAACAACTCCGTAACTGGAGCTCATATTAATCATTGTTTAATATTTGAAAGGAAAGGCTATTCGGGAGAAGCACTATATCAATTACAAAACTGGGCAGAATCAAATAATCTTATATATAAAATTATTAAAATGAGAACTAAATGGGGTATGGATCTTAGTGTGGATTATGTGGATGAATCAGGTAACGTATTTGAATTATTACACTGGGAATATGATGGATTTAATTACGAAGAGATTACTGATAAAAAGAAACAAATAGAAAAATATTTCCTTAGTATTGATTGGAATTCTGCTGCTCAAGAAATGTTAAAAAGAAAAAAAGAATGGCATCATTTAGATTTTTTTGAACAGAGCGCTTGGAAAACAAATTTCTTTAATATAGAAAAAGAAAGATTTAAGATGGTTCTTTGGCAATAAATACCTATATGAGTGATAGCGAAACTTTTAGTTCTTATAAACAATACCTAGATGACAAATTACGCATGAAGATGCATGGTCATGTGGGTGTTAGCAAACAATTAGAAATGCCCAAGAGTGCTGGTTCAAGTGGTTTAAAAAATGCTGAAGAATTTATGAAATCAGATGTGCATTTAATGGGAGAAAACAAAAAAAGTTTACGTAATACTAAAAATAATCCATGTTGGAAAGGTTATAAACCTGTAGGCACAAAACAAAAGAATGGAAAGACTGTGCCTAATTGTGTGCCAGAAGATAGACCTTCTCCGGCAAAACCAAATCCAAAATACGATTATAAACTATCCATGTACGAAACTCTGCGCAAAATAGAAAATAAATTTTTACCAAAAAAAACCAAATAAAAACAGTTGATTTAAAACCATTTAGATCTTATAATAAACACTAATAACAAAGGAGAATAAAATGTCAGGCAGAAATTTTAATGAAGCAGAAAAAGAAAAATTGATACAATTAATCAAACAGGGATCTCAGGTATTGTCAGAAGTCGAAGATTTAAAAGCAGGTTTAAAAGATACGGTTAAAGCAGTGTCGGAAGAACTGGAACTAAAACCAGCAATTATAAACAAAGCCATAGCCATAGCACACCGAGACAATTACAAAGCAGTTGCTGATGACATGGACCTATTAGATTCTATTTTAGCAGCAGCAGGCAAAATCTAGTGCATGGTTTTAGCTCATGAGCTACATAGACGCATATTACAGAAGAGATGATGACAAGGTTTTGGTCGTTGAGCGTGATGCCAATGGACTAAGAAAGTTTGTTGATTATGATGCAAGATATGTGTTTTATTATCCGGATGCTCGAGGCAAACACAGAAGTATACACGGCGAAACACTACAAAAAGTAACTTGTAGCACTTTCAAAGAATTCATAAAAGAACAAAAAATTAGAAGCAACAAAAAATTATACGAGCAAGACATCAATCCTGTATTTCGTTGTCTGGAAGAAAATTATCTTGGCAAAGATGCTCCAAGATTAAATGTCGTATTCTTTGACATTGAAGTGGATTTTGATCCACAACGTGGATATTCTACCACAGACGATCCATTCATGCCCATCACAGCAATCACTTGTTATCTTAACTGGACCGATCAATTGGTTACATTTGCTGTGCCTCCCAAAGGACTTGGTATGGCCGATGCAAAATTGCAAGTAGAGAGATTCAGCAACGTAATGCTTTTTGAAAAAGAAAAAGATATGCTGGATGCTTTCTTGACTCTGGTAGATGAAGGCGATGTTATCAGTGGCTGGAATTCGGAAGGATACGACATACCTTACACAATAGGAAGGATACAGAAAGTATTGAGCTCAGACGACACAAGAAGATTATGTTTTTGGGGAGAAAAACCCAAGAAGAGAACATTTGAAAAATATGGCAGAGAACAAATCAGTTATGATCTAATTGGTCGAGTGCATCTGGATCTATTAGAATTATATAGAAAATATACCTATGAAGAACGTCACAGTTATCGTTTAGATGCAATAGGAGAATATGAATTGGATGAGAAGAAAACTGTGTATGAGGGATCATTGGACCAGTTGTACAACAATGATTTTGGTATGTTTATAGAATACAATAGACAAGACTGTAATCTATTGGCCAAGTTAGAAAAAAAATTAAAATTTATCGAATTGGCGAATGAAATAGCACATCAAAATACTGTGTTGCTACAAACCACCATGGGAGCAGTGGCAGTTACAGAACAAGCAATTATCAACGAAGCACATCGAAGAGGCATGATAGTGCCAGGCAGAGAAAAAAGAGACGATAATGCGATCATTGAAACAGCAGCAGGAGCGTATGTGGCATATCCCAAAAAAGGTATACATGACTGGATAGGTACAATGGATATAAATTCTCTGTATCCGTCTGTGATTCGAGCCCTAAATATGGGTCCAGAGACTATTGTGGGACAGATACGTCCGGTTATAACATCAGCAGAAATAAACAGAGCCAAGCACCAAGGCAAATCATTCGCCACAGCATGGGAAGGACAATTCGGCACATGGGAATATCAAGCGGTCATGAAACAAGAAAAAGGCACAGAACTCATAATCGATTGGCAAGATGGTACCAGCGTAAGGATGAGTGCTGCACAACTGTACGACCTAGTATTTGATGGCAACAGACAATGGATGATCAGTGCTAATGGCACAATATTTACATACGAATTTGAAGGAGTAATACCTGGATTATTAAAAAGATGGTATCAGGAAAGAAAAGATATGCAGAAAAAAATGACAGAATCTGGAGACAATGATATAGAAAAAGAGTTTTGGGATAAAAGACAGTTGGTTAAAAAAATTAATTTGAATAGTTTATATGGAGCAATTCTAAACCCGGGCTGTCGTTTCTTTGACATGCGTATAGGACAGAGTGTTACATTAACTGGCAGATGCATCACTAAACACATGGCATCTAAAGCCAATGAAATAGTTACAGGAAAATATGACCACGTGGGCGAGAGTGTGATATACGGAGACACAGACTCGGTTTATTTTTCTGCTTATGCCACATTAAAAAAAGATATAGATTCGGGACAAATACCATGGGGCAAAGAAAATATTATTGCTCTCTATGATAAAATAGCCGAGGAAGTAAACAGTACCTTTTCTTCATTCATGACTCGAGCATTCCATTGTCCAAAAACTCGAGGAGATGTGATACGAGCAGGCAGAGAATTGGTTGCTAGTAAAGGTTTGTTCATAACTAAAAAAAGATATGCAGTTTTATATTTTGATAAAGAAGGCAATCGTGTAGACACAGCAGGCAAAGAAGGCAAAGTAAAAGCAATGGGTTTGGATCTTAAACGTTC